TTGCGGACAGTGTTCAATTCTTGGAAAGTAAGAAACAAGCGGAGAACGTGCAGAATGAAGCCTACACAGCTTCTGTGATGCAAAACAACGAATATGCGGATTATGCGGCAGATATACCGACAGATGATTTGCCTTTCTGATAGGAGGAATAAGAGAATGAATAATACAGATGAATTCAAACATTTCAAATTGCACAATGATAGCACATTGAAATTGTTGAAAAAAGAAGAGCTTATCGACTATATTCATATGCTTTATCATAATTGGAGCGTAACTGATGAAGCATATTTGAATGTGATGGAGTTGGCAAAGAAAATGTCAGATAAGGCTACATTTAAGAAACCATTAGGATTAAGTTTAACCCATGATGGCAGAGTTGGAAATTGTCCTTTTTGTAAGAAACTGGTTAGAGAAAGAAGTAAAAATATTTGTGAGTGTGGTCAAAAGTTAGATTGGAGTGGTAAAGATGACTAAAGACGAATGTGAAAAGGCATTAAAGGCTCTGTACGATGAAAATGATGAAATGGAGGATTATGCGGCAGCATTCAGTTTTGATGATGACTATATTCCGCAATGTGTGTATGAAGCGGCAAAAAAGCACTGCTATGACACCTTGAAGCGGCTTATTCAAGAACACTTCGACAATCCGCCGTTGTCGTTTGAGGAGCTTAAACCAGGCATGTGGGTGTGGGACATTCAGATAAGAGGATATAAAAAGATATGTTATTTAGATGGAGAGATGAAAAAACTTAACTTCGCATTATGGGGCATTGACTGGATTGAATTTGAGCCAAACCGTTTTTACAGAAAGCAGAAGGAGGACTAAGAAGATGAAAAAGATTATTGTATTATTGGTTATGATTATTGCGTTATGTGGTTGTAGTACAGATGCTGAAACAGCTACATACAACATCAAGCAAGATGCAGAACAGTTTAAGGTAATCCGCCGTGTGATATTCATCAACAATATCACAGGAGAATACCTTTTCCAAGCAGAAGGTAACTGCTCGGTAGAGACAAACAACGGAGCTATGCGTTTAGAATTAACGTGCAAAACAGGTGAGGATAGATACAAGGTGCATTACTTTGGTTTATCCGATAACACCAGCTATTTGGTGGAACAGATGGAGTGGAGAGAAGCGGATAAGTATCGTTATAAAATCATTTTCAAACCAAAAAGCATTGTACCTATAACGGTTGATGTGGAGTGATTGCAATGCTTAACTTCATCATATTTCTTGTCTGCCTTGATATAGGCATGGCAATAGCGGTGTATTTTGGAGATAAAGGAGGGAGATCATGACACTGGAACAGGCGATCAATCATACCTATTTCAAAGTTTCAAAGCCCCTAAAAAGGAAGAGAGGTAAAAGGAATGAATTGGCGAGATGAAGTCGTTCCAAAGGAATATGACAAAGAGGAACAGCTGAAGGAGTATATCAAAGAGCAACTGAAAAGCTTTTATTTGTATTTAAGCCTGTATCAAGACTTAGAAAAGGAAAAGGAAAGAATAAAGAATAAGCCCCGGCAATGTGGTAGTGTAATCAAGGCTCCCGATAATCAACAAGCAAAAGAGGGATCACAGCACTACAGGGCGCTTTCATTAGGGGAACTCGAAGCGATGCAGAAGCCTTATGCACAGAAGTTAGACGAGCTTTGTAAATGGCTAGATATTTTAACTTTTACTCAATACAAGATTGCTTTGTCGTATATTATGAAATATCGGTGTGACAACGCAGAGGCAGCTAAAAGAGAAACAGGGTATGAAAAAGACACCATTTACAAGTACACGAATAAGGCAATCACACGAATTGCGAATAAATTTAATAAAATTTTATAAAAGTGTACAGTCGCTGGATAGGGGTTGACATGATATAATGATACCATGGAACACAAGGGATAGTGCATACTTCCCCGAAATCCAACTGTTTTCACTTCTTTTCTATCATAGCCGGAGCAATCCGGCATACATGTCGGCAGTAGTATCTCCCCCTTGAATAGCGGTGCAACTCCGCTAGCCGACTTAAATTAAATGAGATATGCCGTATATGCGGCATGAGAAAGCACGCAGAACCGCCCAAGATAAGGGATACGGGAGAAAACGTGCTTTTTTACACGAGAGGTGTGGTTGTATGGATAATCAACGCAAAAATTCATTAAAGTGGTATTATATCAATAACATAGTTATTAATATTTTAAGATTAGTTATCATATGTATTTCTATCTATCTTTCTGTTTGCTATACATATTGGTGGCTATTATTACTTTTGGTACTATAACTAAAATTTGTAAATAAATACATTTTGTTATATAATATCTTTAGAAGAGGTGAGATATTATGGATGATGTTATTGGATTAGGCAAATTGATAGAGGCAGGAACAGGAGTGATAAATAACGTTGTAAATAAAATTGCATCTGCTACTGGTATTTTGTATTCAGATAGCGACTATAAGATCAGAAAAGAAGCAGAGAAGAAGTACATTGATAGCGTTATAAATGACAATTCAATAGATCAGTGTGTAAAATTGGCTTTAATCTCTAATCATAAGAAAGTTTTTAAGCAATACAGAAATCAGATGGACATAACAAAGATCGCTTTAGAGAGTATAACAGAAAAAAACTCCAATAAAATCAAAGAGGTTGATGACGATTGGATTTCATACTTTTATGATAATGCTAAAAATATATCTAATGAAAACATACAGTTAGTGTGGGGTAAATTGCTGTCTAACGAAATCAATAATCCTAACTCTGTTCCAAAATCACTAGTACACACTTTATCGGTGATAAGCAATGAATGCGCAGAAAAGTTTAATATTTTGTGCAAGTTTGTTGTGAGCGAAAATGTTCCTTTTATACCTTATGAAAGGTTCGAAGAATTCTTTAGGTCTTATGGTTTAACGTTTGATGATTTGTTAGAACTACAGAAGTGCGGACTCGTCAATTATGACGGGACAGGATATGCAAAATTTTCTAAATCAAAATATATTATGTTTGATATTAAAAATACGATATTTAAAGTGAAAACGCACAAGGGAAAAGTAAGTGTGGGCGAGGTCTTATTTACTAATGACGGTATGGCACTATACAAATGCATAAAAGTTCCCGTTGATGATAAATTATTGGGAAGATGATATAGAGCAAAAGTACATAGAAATAGGAAATGATCTTATAGAAGTTAATAGGGAAGAAAAGTAGAAATTTCAAGCGCTAACTAAGCGCTTTTCTTTTATGCAAATGAAGGAGTTGAAAAAGAAATGAAAGCAGTTAAGAAACCGATTGAAATTGAATGCATGAAATTAAAATTGGATAACATTGATGAAATTATGCGGTGGTGTCCTGCATGTGAGCCTAAATTTACAATGTATGAATCTGAATATTCTAATTCTAATTATTTGCACTGTGAACGTGTATTTGAGGGATTGATAATTCACACATTAGAAGGTGATCATTTAGCCAAAGTAGGTGATTGCATCATCAAGGGTGTGCGAGGAGAATTTTATCCCTGTAAATCCGATATATTTGAACAGACATATGATATCGTGAGTGAATAGCAACAATGAATTAAAGGAGTGAGGTGATAGAATGCCAAAGGCGCAATCTGAAAATCGGAAAAAAGCTAAAGAGATCTTCGACGAGCACAACGGACAAATTAGCAACCGTGAGATTGCAGGTATTCTAGGGTGCTCCGAGAAGACAGTATCCGGTTGGAAATGCAAAGATAAATGGTTGGGAAATAATCGGAGTACTCCGAAAAAAAGAGATTGGAGTACTCCGAAAAAACGAGGCGGACAACCAGGCAATCAAAACACTAAGGGAAAGAACCTAGGAAATCAAAATGCAAGAAAGCACGGATTGTTTGCGAAGTATATTCCTGATGAGTTAAAAGAAATTATGGAGATTACTCCCGATGATTCTCTTGAGGTTGCATGGTACGCCATTAAACTACAATTTGCGCGCGTCATACACGCACAACAAATTATGCACGTCTTAGATAAAGATGATAAGACAACGGAACTGACATTCAAGGGTGATGCGCTTGGCTATGAGATTCAGCAGGCATGGGATAAGGAAGCAAGCAATCTAAAAGCACAAAGTCGTGTTATGGGGACACTGATGTCCATGATTAGAGGTTATGAAGAACTCTTGCATAAGAATTGGGACACGATCGATGAAACACAAAAGGCAAGACTGGCACAGATAAAAGCACAGACTGCAAAGCTTACCGGTGGTAATACTGAGATAGAGGACACGGAGGAAACGGACGGTTTGATCTATGGCGATAACAAAGAAAAAGACGATACCGTTTAATTTTGGATCAAAGCATATTGATTATATCCGTAATTGCGCTACCGCAACGTACAATGTAGCCGAGGGCGCGGTACGTGCAGGAAAAACCGTAGATAATGTATATGCTTTTGCCCACGAATTAAAAACCACGAAAGATCGTATCCACCTTGCCACCGGCTCAACTGTAGCCAATGCAAAGCTCAATATCGGTGACGCGAACGGTTTCGGTTTGGAATATATATTCCGAGGGCAATCACATTGGGGTAAGTATAAGGACAACGACTGTCTTTATATCAAAGGACCTTCCACACGTAATCGACAGCGTATTGTGATTTTTGCCGGTGCGGCGAAAGCCGATTCCTTTAAAAAGATTCGAGGTAATTCCTATGGTATGTGGATCGCCACCGAGATCAACCTACATCACGAAAAAACGATAAGAGAAGCTTTTAACAGACAGCTTGCTGCAGACAAGCGGAAAATCTTTTGGGATTTGAATCCCGATAATCCTAAAGCGAAGATATACACTGAATATATTGATAAATACGCCAAGATGGAATCAGAAGGTAATCTCATAGGTGGTTATAACTATGAACATTTCACCTTGAGAGATAATATCAATATTTCAGAACAAAGAAAGCGTGAGGTTGAAAGTCAATACGATAAAAACAGCATATGGTACCAGCGAGATATTTTGGGAAAACGAGCGATTGCAGAGGGATTGATATATCGTGCTTTTGCTGATGCGGTTAATTCGGAATCAGAAGCAGGTG